TCAAGCTCTTTCATTTCATCTTCAGTAAGATCTGTTCTTTCTAAATTTTCAAACCAAGTACCTCTTCCCCACTTATCAATCTGGGCTTCTGCCTCAGGGATTGGTAAAGTCATGGAAATAAATCCGTGATAACAATTTTCTTTTTCTTCACCACAGTGGTGACATGTTTCTAGTTTTTTCATTTCCAAAATATTTGAATACCCATTATACAAACTGCTAAACCTAAACAAACTAATGTTTTTAATGTTAGTGGCTCTCTGAACCAAGCCCATGACATGATTGTAAACACAACTGCACCTACAGCAAAGCCAAGTAGTCTGGAAGGCCAAAGCTGCCCTTCAAAGTATATTACCATATGTTTAACTGATGCTAGGTACAAAAGCGATAACGGTACTCCTATACAAGCCATTAAAAATGGATTATCTTTTGCCCATTGATACTTAAATTGACCCTGTAGTTGTATAAATGTAAGTATTTGTGCTAGTACTCCGTAAAATAATCCTATTATAAAATTCATATAGGTAAAGTCATTTCTATTATTAATTCTGATTTGTTCTGATGTATTTTATAGGTACAGAATTTATTGTCTGCTTTAAAGTATTTTTTAAATTTAAACACTACAATATCTTTTTCTCCATCCCAGGCATCTACCCAGTTGTATTGGTAATCAATCCCTAGTTCGGTTAATTTTCCTTCTAGGTATAGTTTCTTTGCTTGTGGTTCTAATTCGGAAACCGGTATATTAATTGTCATTATTTAGTTTTATATTTTTCTCTTACTCTATCTGAGATAGGAATTGCATCTCCGTTTTCATCTATACGAACAAATTTCATATTGGTGGATAGGATTGTTGATTGTATTCCTGAATAAACGTTGTGTGATCTAGCTTCCATATACAAAGTAACAGATGTGTTCCCTATTGTTACAACTTCACCATATACTTTGATTAGTTGTCCTTCTTTAGCAGGCTTTTTGAATACACATTGCTCAATTAGTAGTGTAACTATTCTTGGAGTGTCAGCCACTTGCATGGCATAGGCAGCTGCCGCTGCATCCATCCAAGCCAGTAACTTTCCTCCAAATAGATTTCCATGAAACCCTAGATCAGATTTCTTAATTGGGTGTGTTGAGATTAATTCCATTAATTGCTTAAAGGTGCTTTAATTGTTGGGTGTGATTGGTAATCAAATAGTAGTACGTCTTGTATTGATGAACAATATATTCCATCCCTAACATGAACTGTTGGTAATTCAAATCCCTCTCTTTCAATCTGCTCCTTTGCTTGTTCAATATGATTTGAATACAAATGAACATCACCTAAGCTACCAATCAATTGATCAGGAACCATATTAACTTCATCTGCTAACATCTCTAGTAACAATCCATAAGAAGCAATGTTAAACGGCAACCCAAGAAAAGAATCGACTGATCTCTGCGACCACATTAAAGAGATTGCTCTACGAGGAATACCTTCTTTATCTAAGTAATCTGCTAGGGTACCATTTTGTTCTGCAAAAGAGCCTTTTGTTGATATAAATGTTCTTTGTGAAAAAATAACATCTCTTTCATTCAAACTCAATTCTCTTGTATAAACTTGAAACCCATAATGACAAGGTGGAAGAACCATTTGGTCTAATTCTCCAACATTCCAAGCATTAACCATTAATCGTCTTGAGTCTGGATTTGTTTTAAGGTCGTTGATTAGGTTTTGGATTTGGTCTATTTCTATTTCTCCTTCCTTATAACCCCATTCTAATATATCTTTTTGTTTCCATTTTCTCCATTGCTTACCATAAATTGGACCTAACTCACCTATAACAGGATGTGGTTTCTCTCTATCTTTTATATATTGAATAAATTCTTCTTTAGTAAATAATCCTTTACCTTCTTTAGAATTATATCTATCTAAATAATTCTTATAAGCATCACCATCCCAGATATGACAATTATTGTCAACTAAGTATTTAATATTTGTATCACCTCGTAAAAACCATAACAGTTCAGTTACAATTGTTTTGAATGGCATTTTCTTAGTTGTAAGTAAAGGAAAACCATCCTTCATGTTATGTCTGATAGTATAACCGAAGATTGATTTTGTTCCTGTACCTGTCCTGTCTTTCTTATCAACACCATGTTCCAGTATGGTCTGAAGTAAGTCTGTGTATTGTTTATCTAGTTTATTCATTTTCTTCTTTGTATTCTTTAAAACCTGATGTTAACCAATCCTTACTGAAATGACCTATTGAGTATTCTTTTGCTTGAAGTACTGTTCCTTTGAAAGTTTTGCTGGAGTAGTTACATGTAGTTTTTGCACATAATACTGTTAGATCTCCACTACTATTAGCGTACTTCTTACCTTGTACGAAGAGTTTTTGTGGTACTTTAAGTCGACTATATTTATCTTCCATTAGTTAATTTTATTTATCTGTCTCGTAATCTACGTTTAACTATTTCTTCTAATTCTTGAGTAATCTCATCATTCAATTCCTCACCTATATTGTCCCACCAATCATCAAATCCTGCTCTATCATAAAGGGCATCAAGAATTTCTAGTACGCATTTTTTAATTTCTCTGCTCATACTTTTCAATTGCTTGTTCTAATTCATATAACATTTGCTTTAACCTAAGTCCTATTAATTCATGACTCTTGTATTTTACTTCCTCTAGGGTCATTGTTGACTGACTTTTAAACCATTGTGGTGGTAAATCTTTTGTTACTCCTAGCATTCCTCCCTCAACTGATCTTGTACCTGAGTCGTACATTGTTACGTAACAATCAAATCTGATTTCACATAGACGTCTTTTATCAGCTTCTATTTCTGATACTGGTTGTATATTACTTTTATTCATTTTAATTTATATTGTTTTTGGAATGTTGTCTGAAGTATGCAAGGGTTCTTAACTTTCTTAACATATCCCCGTCTTTGTACATGTTATAGAAGTTATCTATTAACCTTAATGCTTTATAGAAATGCTGATTTGTTTCACAAGAGTCAATTACTTTTGTAATCCAATTGTACACATCGTACTTGTTGTCTGATATTGCTGCCATTATTTTTCTCTTTGTTTTAACATTGCGTCTGCCATTTTATAGCTTATTTGAGCCATATCTTCTGGTAGACTATACATTCTATATCCTTCTCCTGTCATAACAGATTGCATTGCTTTTGCTGCAAAGTAATCTCTTAAGCTCATTCCTGAGTATCCTTCTGATTTATTGTCACAAGGAAATGCGTCTGGGTTTTTTAATTTATCTTCCATTATAATTTACTAAATTTTAGATATTGTGCTGCATCTGCTGCTGCTAAAAATTCTTTCATTACTCTTTTGAAAGAAGGTTTTTTACCTTTACGAGTTAATATCTCTATTGATGCTTTTCCTTCCTGCTTTGCTTCTCCCCAGTAGATAAGATACTGATCTTCTACCTCTACTAGGTAAACTTCATTACCATTTACTTGTACTGTTGCTACTACTTTTCCCATTGTTACAGACTGGTTAATACTGTTTCTAACATGTTTGTTTCATTCTTGAATAACTTTTCCTCTAATGCTTGTCGATTGTCTTCAATGTGGGTATGGATATTCTCTATGATCATATCATATGCTTTTGGATGGATAGACTTTGCAAATGAAAATTTTGTGTTTGTTATTTGTACTCCACTATCTTTTAGTAAAACATAATAATGTTTCTGCTCATTAATAAGAAAATACTTATTTGTGAGTGGTGTCATTCTCAAAGATGTCTTTGGATGATCTAACAATTTAGCAATAATATCTATAAATTGTTGCTCTTGTGTGGTTGGTGTGTACTTGAAAAACCTTTTAAATATCATAAAACCTTTGTTTTAAATTTATACTTTAATATATGAACTATTTTTTATATTTCCAAATTATTTCTAACTTACTTTTTATATTTCCAAATAAATCCTCCAGCAGATTTAATTTCTTCCCTACAGCAGGATGTTATGTTGGTTACTTGAATATTTAGAACTTCTCCTGCTTCTTTAGCTGAATTCCACTCTTTGACAAAGGTACCATCTTTGCTGTACTGGATGGTAGGTTTTCGTCTATTCTGAGCTATTGCTCTACTGCCTACTTCATCTACAAATATCACTGTTTCTGTAATGTTTGTTTTATATTTCCAAATAAAACCCCCAGCAGACTTTCCTTTCCCCTTTACACATTTTGATATACTTGTTCTAAATATATTTAGAGTTTCTCCTGCTTCTTTTACTGATCTCCATTCCTTGATGAGTATTCCTTTTAGTGAATACTGTACAACTGGTTTCCAGCAATTCTGTATAAATTCTTGTGACATTCTTCCTGATTTATCTCCAGTCTCTGTTAATCTGCAGTTTAATCCTCTTTCTCCAATAGTATTGTAGAAGTCTTGCCAATGTCTCTCACGAACGTTTAATTCCTCAACACTACACTGTTCTATAACTTCAAAGATATGTTGAGAGAAACCATACTTTACTAGTGAATTATAAAGTTTAGGTTGTGTTTTACAATTAGTTAAGTACTTATATTCCTTTAACCTTTTACTAACATTTATACTTTGTCCTATATAAGTTTTATTACTTGGACTTGTTATTCTATAAATCCCTATCATATTAACTAAAAAAGGAGAAATTAAAAACAACTACCTGGTCCGTAGTAAATTTTTAAAATCTCCATAATATTTTTATCGGTAGGACCAGTACCTTTTTATTTAATATAAATATCACAGAATTATAAAAAATGTTATTTGTTTTTTACTATTTCTATTAATTTTTTAAGGCAAGCAAGTTCTGCTGCTTCGTGTTTCTTCCATTGTTCACTTAGATTTTCATCATTCCAATCAATTTCTGAGTATATTACATAATCATACCAAGCAGTTTTAGTGGTTTTGCCTCCTTTGAATTTTACTTCACCTACTATATGGTACTTCTCTCTAAACCATCTAAATGCTTGTTGGTATAGTGGTGCTGAAAAGTAATTTATTGAATCATTATTATCTTCTTTCAAGTTTCTTAAAGACAATATAAATTGTTGTCTTCCCAAGTTATTATAATAACCAAAACAAGGTTCATCAAATCCTAATTCTTTTAAAGCTAATGCTTGTTCATAAGGTATAAATTCTTTTTCCATAACTCTTATTTTAATTTTTATAAACTTTTTTGTAAGCCTCCTTTATTGCTGCATATATGAATAACCCTAATAATAAACTATCAAATACTATTACACTCCATCTAACCCATTCTGGTGTTGGAAGTATAGTAGGTGCAAATATTATTAAAACTCCAAATCCTGTACATGCCCAGATCATAACTAAACAACCTATCATTGCTCCTACTACAAACTCTACTACAGGAGATATCAATACCCAAATAAATTCTAAAAACTTTTTCATAACCTTTATTTTTTAATTACTTTTTGTATTCTGTCGAATAGTTTTTTTAAATCTTGTTCGTCGTCAATAGACCACTTCTCTGTTTTTAAAACATAAAAACATCCTTCATCTCTATCGATTCCTAAAGATGATTCACATTCAATTATTAGAGATTCGTATTGATCTGAGCTTGTAATACAATTCCCATCTTGTGAGAATTCAAACGTTGCTCTTTCTAAAATAATTCCTTGTTCTTCCATAACCTTTTACTTTTGATTTATATTATAAAGATAAGAAAAAAGACTTGAGTAAACAAGCCTTTTTATAATTATTTTTTAAAATACTTCAATATCATCAGGATATCTCCCTCGCTGTTTGAATACTCTTTGAATGTATGGTATCTGTTTCCAATCATCTACTCCATTTGGTGCTTCAGCATCATAGTACTTTCCTTTGTACTTAACCCAAACATGTCCCATTGTCATACCAATACTCCAATATGTACTCCATATTTCAGCTCCTGGGTATTCTTCTCTAAACTTTTGAGCAAAGATATCACAAAACCCATCATTACATATTTCTGGGGTAAATTCATCCCAGGTAGGTTCTGCTAGGTCTTGTTCATCTCCTGTACGTTTTAGTATACGATTAATATCATCAGGAGTAATTGTGTTCTCTTTTAGCAGATCAGCTAACTTTATCATACTTTACTTTATAATAAATATCAATTACCCTACAACAATTTTATATCCTGTATCAATTCTTTCAAATTCTTTTACAATCATTCCTTCAAATTCTTCACCATACCTGCCCATATTAGCTCCACCACCAATGTAAGGTCCTCCGGAAGGATCTACCATGTCGATTTTATCTTTTAGTGATTCAACCATTGTAACGTATTTTGGATAGTAGTGAGTGTTTGTTTCATCATCCCATTCATGAACAGATTGTTTGAATTCATTGAAACTTAATCTACCTCCATCCCCTACATAAGCATTATACGCTTTTGTGTAATCATTTGGATAGCCAATTCTACAGAAATTAAAATTACCTTCCCATAAAATGTTTTGCTCACTATCTAGTGTGAAAGTGAATTGATCTCCGTATCTATTTGTATGTGTTATCATATTTCAAATATGTTTCCATTACTACTTAAAAAACCAAACTTGTTATCAGTAACAACTGATCCATTGCTAAACCAAGTATCATATTTACTTAGTTTTTGCATACCGGCGTTAATAATGTCTTGGTAGTTGTGAATGTGACCAAATAAGTGATACTTAGGTTGTACTTCTAATACTCTGTTCAAAAGTGATTTATCACCACACATCTCAAATCTTCTATCTCTGTTGTAAGATTTATCTAAGATACCTTTTGGTGGTCCGTGAGTAACTAGAATGTCAACGTAATTAGGTATTGCCTGAGGCCAGTATCTGTCTAGTTTAACTCTATCTTTCATGAAAGCCCAGTTACCAAAGTTTGGTGTGTATGGATTACCATAAATCAACACTCCTTCTATATCAACTAAATCATCCTCCAAATAAAGAATACCAGCCTCTGCAAAATCTTTTTTAATAACTAATTTTTTCTCAATAGAGGTATCGTGGTTACCTGCAACATAGATTTTGTTTCTGATAGGTAGTTCTTTGTACCAGTCTATAAACTCTCTTACTTCAGGTTCATTGTTGTAAGGATCACGAGAATTGCTACAATCACCTGAGTGTATAACCATGTCAATACCTGAGGGTACGTTTAATAAATCGTGATACGTGTGGGTATCACCAATATGCCAAATTTTCATAACTTTTATTTTTTCCTGTCATTGTAATTAATTAGGAAATACCACAACCAAATTATTTTGGGTCTTGCTACTTCGTAGAGTAGAATTAAAAATAGATATAACATGTCTGCTCTTTCTAAATAAATATACGAACTTTATTTCAAGTATCCTAATATTTTTTCTTTTATTCCTGATTGTTTTATTCCTTCAGTTGAGCGAGGAGTTAGTACAAAATTCTCTAATCCATATCCTCCATTGAATTGTGGACTCATATTCAGATCATCAATAGCAACCCATTTGTCAACTTGGTTATTTTCTAACCATTCCTGGATCTCTAAGATCCTAATTTTTTCAAACCATCTTTTATAGTAGAATAGCTGATAAGAGCTATCATCAAAATCTTTTAATAATGGAGTAAGTGCTATAGGTTTTTTTACTATTCCTTGTGATAAGTAAAACTCTCCTAGTTCTTCTAACGTAGCCCATGTTCTCCAGTCTGATGATACTACTAGTTCAGCATCTGTTTGTTCTATGATTTGATTTAGCACTTTGATTGCTTTTTGATCAAAGTTATCAAAACGAAGTTCAACAGATAGATCTTTATCAGCAACTGTTTCAGCTATACTTCTTTTTTGTTTTTTGAATCTACTACCCCAGTTATGGGCTAAACATATTACTCCGTCATTATCTAGAAAGATTACTTTCATACTGTATGTTCTATTCGTACTCTTACACAGTTCTGAGGCAATCTATGGATGTGTCTGTAGTTGTTTATGTACCCCATCATATTTGCACTACCAACTGCATTTGCAGAATGTATTACAACATCAACAACAGGAGCTCCATCCAACCATTGATTAACCAACCATTTTGTGCAATCCATTCCAGTTTTCTCTTCAATGTTATCATAATTTAATTCGTAATTGTGATACACGTTTGAGTGCCATTCAGCCATTGCTGAAGGTCCTAAATCATGATCTAATGAAATTAATTCAATGTTTTCTAATCCATAGTAAGTAACTTGATCTACAAATTGTTCGTAATTTCTAACTACTTTCCATTCTGGATCAACTGGTGTTCTTACGTCGTCTAAGTATATTTTAATTTTATTCATCTTTTTTTTCTTTTTTGGAACTTCTTCGTTAGTTCTTGTGTTATATTTTTTACCATCTTTTATATAGTGTTCTGGAATGTTGTGTGTGGAAATTGTTCTACCCATCCATCTTTCTGGAAAAATACTCATGATTCTTCTTCTTTTTCTAATTCATCTAATCCGTCTGCTACTGTTACGTCCCAATCTTTTAATTCTTGTGACTTAGTGTAGGCTGCCCCCTGTAACCAAAGTACTACAGCAGAAATTATTGCTACCGCTATTATTATAAATAAAATTAAAATTCCGTCTAATCCCACCATGATACTATATTTTCTTGCATTATTTTAAATAACAATTTTCTTGCTCGATCTTCGTTGATGTGTCCAATGTTCATTGCAATGATTCTTTTTAATTCAAGTTCATCTCTACCATCTAAACTAAATGGACCTTCTCCTTTGAGTACTCTTTTGTACACTAGTGGATACTTTTTAAAATATTCATCATATACTTCCCATACTACTTCACTATTGTAAAGTGAGTATCCTGGTTTGTTTTCGCAATCTGTAAACCAAACTCTATCTTTAGCATATTCAGTACGCTCTGAGGTGTAGTCGTCATGTTGTAGCTTTTGGATTAACTTTACACATATTCTCATATTGCGAGCATCTCGTTGTGCTCTTGTGTGTCTATCCTTATCACCTATGTACTGAGCCTGAGCTTTGAGCTTGTGCTTGATAACCTCATAAATGAAGTGCGTATCCCAATTTCTATCTTTCCAGATAACTGGGAACCAGTATATTAAGTTTTTGATTCCTTGCTTAAAGTACTTGTGGTAATATCTTCCTTCGTGGTTCCACCAAAGGTAAATTCTTCTAACCAAGTTTGGTCTAGGTCTGTTTCTTAATTCTTCGAAAAAATCTTCCATATTATTTGTTTTGATCTGATAAATATCTTAAGTAAAATGCCCATACTAAGAATAGTATTGCTCTGTCAATTTCTCCTGTCCATATTGCACCTATGGATAATCCTGTACTTATTCCTGATGCTACTAGTAATACTGTTTTCATCTTATTTGTTTTTAAGTTCTTCGGTAAAATATTGTTGCATGATGTATGCAAGTATCGTGCTTTGTATTATGATTTCTGGCCCTGACCATTCTTTAGATAGACCAGAAAGTCCTATTGTAATCAATAGTAACAATACCATAAAAAGTCCAAATGTTTTCATAATCTTATTTGTTTTTAAATTGTTTAAACCATACATCTACATTTGTTGCATTTTCTGAGATTAGATTCGTAGCAACACCCATCTTATGGGACATATCATAATAAAAATCAAATGCTAATCTTTTAACTTCTTCCTCACTATACATTCTTTCCTGTTTTTGTTTAATTTCATTTATATAAACATCAGTTTTTTTAAAAGCATTTACAGTTTCTTCAAGTGTTTCTTGTTTATTAAAATTTCTATACACCTCAAATTGTGTCTTAGTTACACCAAATGAATCTAAATAATTTTCATCATCTTGTTTATGTTTGTCAATCAACTCTTTAACACCTTGTCTCTTTTCATCATTGAAGATATCTTCTAATTTGATTTCTTCTTTAGTTCCCATCTTTTTCTTCGGTATTTCGTAATTCTCTTTTAACCATTTATTTAACGAAATAAAATTTAATTTGGGTTGGTCATAATACTCTTCAAGTATTTTATCCCAATCGTTTTCAATATCATACAAACCTAACTCTTGATCTTTTTCCATCATATTAATGATGTGTTTCTTTTGTTGTTCTTTTGAAAGATACCCATAATCAACTCCTTTTGCATCTACACAATTCTCACATTGTTCTAAACATTGTTCATCATAATCAAATTTATCTCCACAATAGAAATTCTTTTTTGGAAGAATTATTTTATAGTATTTTGAAGTTGGTTTATTTAATTCAAAAGAAATGTAAGTATGTTCAACCTCAACCTCCTCACAAGTTGGATTCTTAACAAACCATTCTAAGAACCCATCACCAATAGCTTGTACACCATTTTCGATTAAGTCTTGGTCTGTTGTTAGGATGATTTTTTTACAAAAATAACCTCCACTTGGTAATCTATTATTTAATTTTTCAATAGCTGAACCTGTATTATTAAAATACCAATCTCCTTCTTTAATTTCTTCATCAGAAGTGATGTAGATGTTATGTGGTTGAAAATATTCTTCACTAAACATTAAGTAATATGTTTTAGTAAATTGTCCAATTTTTACATCAGATAACTCTTTGATGCATTTTCCAAGTATATACCCATTACTTAGTTTGTCCGTTGGTAATACGTGTATGTTTTTCATAACTAGTTGAATTTAGCTTTTAGATTACGTTTCTTGATTAATGCTTTTAATCTTTCAACATAGGTTGGATCCTCAGCATAGTTCTGTCTTAGGTATTCAAAATACTCTCCTTCAGTTTTTATATCTGATAAGTATGTTGCGTAGTATAAAGCATAGTCTACAACTGATGATTGCCAATCTTCATAATAAGCATGTCCTCTATTTGTACCCTGTGCTACATTAGTTCTAAGCACTGCTTCTTTCATTCCAAATAGATTGTGGTTCTCTCTAAAGATACCCGATGTGTAACGTCCTGTTTCCTGATAAGACTGTGCTAGAATGATGTGAGGAAACTTAAAATTTAAAGTTTTAATCTGATCAACTAGCTTGGCTTCTGAGAATCCATTGTACTCTCTTACTACAATAAGTTTTTCTTCTGGAGTAAGATTGTGAATAGTTGCTCTTGGTACTACACCAAATCCAATTGCTAGGGTAACTGCTAGGATAATTAATCCACCTTTAATAAATGTAGCTGTCTTGACTTGTTCAAACGCTAACTTGTCTTCGTTGTACTTGTAAAACATAACCTTTTGTTTTTGATTTATATTATAAAGATAATAAAAAAAGCTTACCGAAGCAAGCTTTTTGTTAATTATTTTAGTGAGAATCTCCTACATCGTTCTTCTCTCCGTAGATCAAATAATCTGGATTGATTACCTTTGCTACTTTCTGTCTTTCACCTGAGATATGTTTGATTACAATTCCTTCATGTGGTACTTTTGTTCCTTCAATGAAGTTGTTGAATACCCAGTTATCTTGAATTTGTTGATTCCATTTTCCTTCGTAAAGTACTTCTACGTGAGGAAGTTCTAATAAACCTTGAGTTATAACTTCAGTTACTTCTGTTGGTAAATATTCTCCATTTATTTTAATATCGAACGCTGCAAACTGAATATCGGTTAAACCATACTCGTAGTTCTTTTGAATACCAGCTCCGTAAATCTCTCCATAAAGAATAAGTCCTTCTCCTAAATCAGAACCTTGACGTTTTGCTTCTTGCCAAAGCTTTGCTTTGATATCATACTTTTCAGCAATTGTTCTCCAAACATCAGTTGAATAGAATCCTTGAGAGTCACTTCCTTTCTCACAGTTATGTGAACCATAAATGTATTCATAGTCAATTAAAGCATCAGCAATTCTAAAGAATTTTCTTACTTTATCCCAAAATGACAATTTACTTTTCTTTACAATACCGTATCTAGCATTTGTACCGTGAATCTTTCTAGTGATTTGTACTTCATCTTGTTCAGTAAACATTCCTGCTACGTTTTTAAGGTTTGGGAATTTGTAGTAGATGTGGAAGTTTTGATTGTCTCTCCATTTGATTTTTCTACCTGAAGCAAGTTGAATTTGTTTAACTGGTGGTTCGTATTTAGAAATTTTTAAAGCCTCCATTAAATCCTTACCTTCGTAGTTAATTCCAATAGGCAAAAATTGATCTGGGATTATTAAGCATTCAGAATATACTCCTCTTAGTTTTACAGTTCTAACTCTGTTTCCTTTTCTCAGGTAATTTGCAATTCCAATAGCATCTGCTAGTCCTTGAGGGATAACTGCATCTGTTGTTGCAACTCCTACTAGATCATTTACTTTATGTGATCCTTTTTTTACAATACAATTCCATCCACCAATAACTGCTTGTTCGATGTTATCAGCACCTTCGATTGCTTTTACTTCGTTTATTTTTGCTATAAAGCAAACACTATTTTGATTTTCCATTTCTTATAATTTTACTTGAAATCTATTTTTCATTTCGATTAATTTTTCTACCGGTACTCCATGTTGATTTTCCCCATCATGTCTATTCTCTACAATTAAAGAATGAACTCTGTATCCGTATTTTTCTGCTAAATCAAAGTATGGTTGCATTTCCCAAGCCTGAGTGAATGTATTTGATACTATGATCTTTTCATCAGGATTTATTCCATTCCAATTTGACATTGACTCTTCAACTGCTTGTCTGCACCATTCATGAGCTGCTTTTAAATTTGAAGGATTAAATTCATACTCACCTTTCTCATTAAGAAAGAAATGATCTGCTTCAAACCATGATCCTCCTATTGAATTTGCTAATGTTGATTTTCCTGCTCCAGGTAACCCTCTTAATAAAAATAACTCTTTCATAACTTTTATTTTAAATTTATACTTAAATATACGAACTATTTTTTATATTTCCAAATTATTTATATTCTACGCTCATGATGATCCTTTGGTAAGGCTAGTTTTTTAATTGGTCTGTCTTTCATAATCATTAAAATCTCTCCTAATGATAAAGGTTGTAAATTATTTCCATCTACTCCAACATCCATTGCTTTACCTTCTGCTACCCTTAGGTTAGAAGGTAAATGAACGTGGCCATGCAAATGAATTACACCTTGGTTCATATCATGCCATGAAGCAATTGGATAGTGCATACACACGAATCTATGCTTTGCTACTGTGGCTTTGTTGATAGGCTTTCTTAGATCTAAATCCAGGTATTGATGAACTGAAGAGAATAAATCTTGAATATCTTCTCTGTTGTTCTTAATATGGTGATCATGGTTACCTAAAATCAAGTGAATGTTTTTACAAACAATTCTATTTCTAAATTCTGCGATCTTATCAAATCCCCCAAAGGACCAATCTCCTAAGTGAATTAAAATATCATTCTCTCCTACTTTACTGTTAATGTTATCAACCAAAGTAGCATTCATATGCTCTAGTGATTTAAAGCTACGAGCATATCCATCATTCACAGACCAGTTTGTAGTTGCTGAACAAATGTTAGCATGACCGTAGTGTGTGTCTGAGGTGAAGAATATTTGCTGGTCTTTTTCTAATACTAGTTTCATACCTAATCGTAAAATGTTATATTACATTGTGAACATGTATGATCATGTCCTGCCCAAGTTATGGCTGTAAGTTTATGATACTTTCTATGAAAAAGATAACATATAAGTTTTTTAATACTCTTCATAACTTTTATTTTTTAATTGTTTCTTATACCTAAATATACGAATAAAAGCCTGCCGAAGCAAGCTTTTTTGTAATTATTTTTAAAAAAATTGTTGCTGGGATGTAAAGCATATAGGCTAAGTCAAATGCAAAATCAAGGTCAAGGACCTTCCTTACCACAAAGGCAAGGACAAAAACTAAGTCTCAAAGTTGTTAGCCACTTTTAGTCTCTCTTAGGAGTAACATGTCTAACGGTTGAGTTCTATCTCAGTTTTGAAGTTTGTAAGGAAGCGTGGCTGTCTAAATGGCACGAGGCCATTTTGTGTCATAGAATGATTAAAAGTCATTTTTTATATAGCTATAATTTAAGACTCCACTATCCCAGCATAAAGCTTTGGAGGATCGGCTTGTGCTTACCTCCTTGGCACCAAATTAATATTACCTACATCATACATTTTAAGGATATGTTGTACTTTACTCATTGATGTACTCATTCCTTCTTGTTTATCAATTGGCTTATTGTACATATCAACTCCTTCTTCTATAATTGATTCTGCATCAGCACAATCAAAGCAAAACCCAAATCTTAGATCTAAATCTCTATTACAACATTGACACTGTGCCATATTATTTTAGTTGATTTAAGAACTCATCTACTACATCCTGGAATCTTCCTGCTACGTCAATTTTTAAGTTAACAGCTTCTTGAATTTTACCTTGACGTTTTTCTTCAAACTCGTGTTGAGCCTTACGTTGATCTGCAGTCCATTGCTCATATGCTAATTTATAAGCATTTGCTAGATCTGCATTTTGTTGATTCACTCTTGCTTGAATCTCACCTCTCTCTTTCTGAATTCTAGCATTCTCAGAAGTGGTAGCATTTTTTACTTTAGATTTAAAGTAATTTACTTTTTGCTCATACCCTCTATGAAGTGCTGCTAACTCTTCATGAATTGCAAGTAATTGCTCAGGAGTATGGTGGATGGTTACTTTAAGAGGAGTTTTCTTTCCTACTTCAATTTCCATAAACTCTAAAGTCTTAATGGTAGGAAGTTCTGCTCTTAATCGATCTAGAGTTCCTCTTTTGTGGATGAACTGACCGATATGTGAAGCATAGGCTTCAGCTTCTAAATACTCATTGTATTCGGCTGGGGTTAGTTGATCCCATCCAAATTCTTCACTTACTTCTAAAGGAAGGTTCTCTGAAATTGATTGTTGACGGATCGGAGCTTCTACATCGTATATAAAGTGTTCACGTTTGATTTCGTTAATCAATTCATCCTTGGCTTTGATGTTCTCCATCAAAAATGCTTGAGTAGCAGATAATCTTGCTTTAGCGGTTAATAACTCCACTACGTTTCCTGGGATTGGGTTTCCTTTAGTTTCAGTGTAGTTTTCAACTCCAATAGTCAATTCTTTAGACACATTGTTGATGTTGTCTAATTGAGTTGAAATTTCTTTTGCTCTTTGATTGCACAAGTTTGAGATTGATTGTGCTTGAGACATTGATAACCCTTTTGATGCTAATAAATTTTTCATAACTATGATTTAAAATTAATAACTTTTATTTCTTTTAATATAAGAAGAAAGGTTCAGGTTTCCAAACCTTTCTCCGAATATTTTTTTATTGGTGATGACGAATATACTTTCCATGTCTATCAACTCTGACATTCATTTTAGTTAATTCAAAATACCAATTGTTAAACTTACCCAAGCCAGATTTTTGTCTTGCTTGTAGGTTTGCAGATCTTACTGCTTCTTCTCGTCCGTTCTCTGTTGTTTCAACAAAAAACGTGGGAGCCTGAACACCAGTCTTACTGGTAGGGACTACTCTCCAAATTCTCAATTTTTGAGTCATAAGTTAGCAATAGCTAACCTACATTGGAGACGATTGAATTGCTCTCATACTGGATAAATTTAGTGGTCCATGTAGGACTCGAACCTACGACCTTCTCGTTATGAGCGAGCTGCTCTAACCATCTGAGCTAAAGGACCATTAGTAGCGAATGGCAGAATCGAACTACCCTTCATCCGGCTTATGAGACCGGTAAGTTCACCAGAACTTTAACTCGCAATATGGCGGTCCGTACGGGACTCGAACCCGTGATCTCCTACGTGACAGGCAGGCGTCCACTCCAACTGGACTGACAGACCAAAATTAAAAACAACAAGTTACACAATTTACTCTACACCAAACTTAACCTTCAAGTAAATCCCTTCGACTAACTACTCGTTCGGTTCTTTCGTTAGCCTCTCTAGTACTCTTTCAAGCATTAGGATTAGTAGCCTACCAGTCTTACCTCACTTTATTATTTTTGTGGAGCTATGGAGAATCGAACTCCAATTTATGAATTGCAAATCCATTGTAATAGCCGTTATACTATAACCCCAATTAAATTAAATAAATAAGTCTTCGTCTCTCCTAGCTGGCCCACTTGAAGATTACTCTTCGTGCCCGACTCGAACGGGAATGCTAGCGACTCAATCCAGCTTGCCCATAAATGGGTATTTATTTAATTTTGTACTACCGAAGGGAATCGAACCCTCGTTTCAACAGTGAAAGTGTTGTGTCCTAGCCGTTAGACGACGGTAGCAAATTAAAAATAAAACACTGCTGTGGAGCAACACCACAATCCGACTTAAGGTTTTCATCAGGTGGATAGCTAATCCGGACTTATTCCCTTCTCACCGCAAAACAGATAATACGTACTCTCTGAATACTCTTGGTGTCGTGATAACAGGTGCTGGTTAACCTATTTTCGTCATGTTGTATTTTAGAGCAGATAGTCGGGATCGAACCGACATCACCTGGTTGGAAGCCAGAAATAATACCATTATACGATATCTGCAGTTTGAGGTTGAGAAATCCTCAGTGTTAGTCTTTACTAGTTGTTGCAACAACCGTGTAGCCACTCTATTTTCCTTTCTCAAGGGAACAACACTTTTGAGCCTCTACAAGGAATCGAACCCTGTTGTCTTGTGTACAAAACAAGTGCATCACCATTTATGCTTTAGAGGCAGATAAATTAGAGTGGGTGTCGGAATCCCTTCTGCAGGTTAGCCCCTGCTACTTTACTATAAGCTAACTCTAATTTTTTTATGTAGGCGATCAGTCGCTTGGCGTCCGATCCTTCTGTCCAATTAAGGAACTAATATCCGGTAATCCGATCCTACTATATTTTAACACATCCATCAAGATTGGGATAATCGTATAGGCCCAAACCCCTATACTCCATTCAGTCACCTCTCACAATTACTGCGGATGCTTAATGATTATCTTACTCAACAAACATAACACTTCTTGATAGTGTTGTAATACTTCTCACTTCTGTGACTCTCTTTTGCATGTCACCTGTGCGTTGAGCTTATTACATCTCTTTATTAGCTTCTTATCCCTCACTCGAAGTATCCAAGCTGTTAGAATAATATTACCTGTTTGTCTTTCTATGTGTTATTTTGTACCCAAGGAGGGATTCGAACCCTCAGTATCTAGTTTCTAAGACTAGCGTGTCTACCGTTCCACCACTCGGGCAATTAATTATTAATACTTAAAGATACTAAATTAATTCTATGTGAGCAACTTTTTTGTCATTTATTTCCCGACTATCCAATATTGCTTTTATAGACTCTAGAACTGTCTCAGCATTAAACTCTCTATCCTCGTAGAGAGTTATTTCACTTCTAATAACATTCAGTAACTTCATTGCTTCTATATCTCCAAAACGTTTGTTTAAGTTCTCAGCATGTTCGCAAGCTTCTATATGATCTTTGAAGTTAGATATAAGATGACCATCTCTATATACTCCCCATCCTAGTGAATAGTTATGGTAGAACTTTTCCCTAACATAGTACTGCCTCTTTGTGTATGCTCTCATCTTTATTTGTCTTAATTAATAATACTTAAAGATACGAACTATATTTCTAGTATCCAAGCTTTTTTTAATCTTTTTTATCTTTTTTATGAATTGTTATTCTAACTCCAAAAAACATAAAGAATACAACTACACAAATAAAACCTATTACCATAATTTATTTTTTTGAGGTCCTCCAGAGAATCGAACTCTGAATCTCACATTTTGCAGACATGAAGCTTAACCATCAGCCTGAGGACCAATTTCACCTGATCTGACCTTCCAGACAGTACGTGTCGTCGATCGTGCGTTACGTAGTAGGTGATTTATTTTAAATTTTGTAATTCTTCAACTGCACTATTATTTATACTAGTACAAAAGTCTCTTTCCAACATATTGGCTAAAGCCTGTTCAGCATCTAACCCATTTTCATTTGTTGCTAATGCAATACACTCATAATCTGTTTTATTATGCCAATATGATAAGTGTTTTAATAATTCACTTCCATCTATTTTAATTTTCATATCTTAATTTCTTATACTTAAATATACGAACTTATTTTTGAGTATCCAACTAGAAAAACAAAAATGGTTCCCATTCTTTTGGTATATAATGTACTTGTTTCATCAGCATTAAGTAGTGAGGTCTTTTTGGTTCAGGTATTTCCTTTCCGTATTCCTCTAGTGTTAAGTCTGATTTTTCACTATTACACATTCTACATGCTGTTACTAAGTTGTCCCAACTATCCTTTCCTCCTTTTGATTGAGGGATGACGTGATCCAACGTTAGTGTCTTTACGTTTGAGCAACCACAATAAACACATTCGTAATTATCTCTTCGATAGATGTTCTCTCTTGATAGAGGTACTTTATGTATGTGTTGCTTTACGTATTTATAAACCCTAATGATTGAAGGTTTATTAATTTGTAATTCTGGATTTACTAATCCAAATGTTTCTGGATGTTCAGCTACTACTTCTGCATTACCCTTATAAGAAATCACGAATGCTCTTTCTGTCGGGATAATTGATCTTGCCATAAAGCTTGAATCTACTACCAGTGTTTTCTGATACTTACTCATGATAACTTATTTTAAAGGTTTATACTGTGTTCTTCTGTTGTGCTTCCAGGTACGGTATTCTCTGTACTTGAAGGCCCATATTCCGGATTTTTTACTCCAATAGTCTTCAAACCACATTCCACCATCTTTGGATTGTCTCCTTCTTTCTCTTTTATACTCTTTTTGAGTATAGTTTTTGATTCTCATCTTGCTCAAATTTTAGGTTAATAAACCTAATGAGCATCGAATTTCTTTTTCATAATTAATAATTTTTGCCCTTCCAGTGGGAATCGAACCCACATACTCTTAATACATTCTTGGATTGGTTACCGGAGGGAGATGTATTCGTCTCTGTGTTTTGCTCTTGTTAAACTACAGAAGGATATTGCGCGAACCCTAGGAATCGAACCCAGCCGTCGAGGTTTTGGAGACCTGACCGACACCTTGTCTGCGGAACGCATTTTGTACCCCTAACCCGATTCGAACAGGTATTGAACATCTTAGAAGGATGTGGCATTTCCATTTATGCTATAAGGGCAGTAGAGGTCTTAGTAGGAGTCGAACCTACAGTCTCTTGATTCGTATTCAAGTGCATTTCCAGTTATGCTATAAGACCAGTTATCTTATTTATCTGAGAGTATTTGATATGCTCTAGAATAGTTTCCTCCTTTTGGAGCCATTCCTAATTTTATTAGAGCTTGCCTAATACTCTCTGTACTCTCTAATGCTTCTAAAAAATCCTCATCACTTATATTTTTATAAGTATTTCCTTTGTTACTACTCCTCCATGTTGGTGTCTGAGCGTGACAGTTTGGGCATAGTATTTTTAGATTATCTCTTAGATTATTAGAAGTATCACCGTCTATGTGATCAATTTCTAATGGTAATGCATTTCCTCTCCATTCTGATATTCTACATTCCTCACATTCCCACTCTCTTTCTGTTAGTAGTATTCTTTTCAATACACCTCCGGTAATGTGTTTTCCTTTTTGAAAAATATCTTCTGGTGTTAGGTATGGTTTTTTTAATTTTGCCAATCCTTTTCCACTTTGATTTGTTCTCCAAAGCCCTAACTCTTTTGCAACTCTTTGAAAAGCGGCGTAGCTTACGTTACAGTGTTTTGCAGCTTTTCGAGAGCTTTTACAGAGTGCATATGCCTCTTCTATTTGCTCTTTCGATAAATGTACCATATTCTTTTATTATAAATAGGCACGTTTTAAGGAAACTTAAAACTGTATCAATTTTGTACCTCCGAAGGGATTCGAACCCTCAAAACTCGACGTTTAAGATCGATATGTATTCCAGTTCCATCACGGAGGCATTTTGGGTGTAAGGACGGTACCGCCCCGTCTTCTCAAGATTCACAGTCTTGCACTTCACTAAAAAGCTTCGAACACCATATTAAGTAAGATGACTACTAGGTATTATTGAGTAGCACTTTAATAGCTTCCATACACCTTACTTTTTGTACCGACTACAAGTTACGCTCTTGTCTAAGAATACTTATGAGATATTCTCGATCACTAGATCAAGTCGGCAGTTGATAAGAACCCGTTAACTTATCGTTGTACCTAAGATTTTAAAGTGTCCCACCACATCGCCCCGATTGTACTTTCAGCTCCTGCATTCCTTAAATGCGTTGTGAGGGCGGGGAACAGGTTTTTGCGGAGAGCAGAGGTATCGATCCCCAAGAGCCGAAGCACTCGATTCGCTTAGCAAGCGGTCCCACACCCTGTGTGATTTACTCTCCATTTTGTACTCCTAGAAGGAATTGAACCTCCATTTCATCCTTATCAGAGATGTGTGCTAACCATTCTACTATAGGAGCAATTGTGTCAGAGGTAGGACTTGCACCTACAACTACTCGGATAGACCTACGTTTTACTAAAACATTAACCATCGGAATTAACCCTTGGTTAGTGCTCTTTAAACTACTCTGACTGATAGTTTATCCTTTTTACTCATCAAGTAATCCTTACGGCACTTTGGCTCCTTAAAAACATACTACCAAACTAAACATCCTCGCGGACTGAGGGAATTTCGAAATCCCGACCTCGAAGTTAACAGCTTCTTGCTCTGCCTCTGAGCTACCAGTCCAAGTGAGCGCTACTGCCAGTTATACTAACCGCCCCATATCTGGGACAGTATGGGATTCGAACCCATGCCTCTCCTCTTAGTGGGTCCTGTAGGAATCGAACCTACTCCTCTAGTTCTTCAGACTAGCATACGCACCAGCTATACAAAAGACCCAATTTTGACTACTACCTGACTCCTTTCGAACTTTGGAGGCTCGTATCATTCATTCTTAGTAGTCCAAGGCGTTACGCACCCATCTGTAACTTTACTTCTCTTGAGTCCTGATAAGCGCTTACCAACTCTGGAGTGTTTCCTTGTTTGTGGGCAGCAGTGGACTCGAACCACTCCCTTGAGGACCGATTTTACAGACCGGCTGCCGTATCCGAACGACTTTTGCTACCCAAATGCACTTCCTAAATCTCTACAGTGTAGTGCGAACCCCTATGGTACCTCGTGATGGTTACGCTCCACCGCCATTTGCATGTAAAACAAATACGCTCCTATTACGCCAACGAGGCTGGTGCTACACCTGATCACAACTAATAAGCATATTGGCTTATTACTTGATCTTACAACAGCTTTTAACTGAGAGATTGTAAGGTTGTGTATGTAGCTTTTGTACCCCCTGAAGGTAATGCTCCTTCTTCCCGATATTAAAAGTATCGTGCTTCACTTTAAAGCCTAGAGGGCAAATCTAATTCTATGCGTCGGTGCTTATTAGGCGGTGATCTATGAATTAGTAACAGTCTTATCGTCTGGATGGCAGGATTCGAACCTGCGTGCTCCTACGTCCAAGGTAGGCTAGATAAACCTGACTCCTATACATCCAGAAATTTTCGTAAGCAAAGCCATCGGGCTGATTCCCTGTACTTGCGTCTTGCATCGTTTTCTCCGCATGGATTTCTCCACTACTTACTGATAATGCTTTCTTTACTAACCGTCCTACTTACTGATCAGGTGTTGGGATAGGCTTTCACTACTTACAATTATTTGTTGTCCCATGTGGAATCGAACCACAATTACTTGAGTCAAAGTCAAGTGTAATAACCGTTATACCATAGGACAATATGGCGGAGGAGACAAGATTCGAACTTGCAAAGCTTTTACACCCGACGGTTTTCAAGACCGCTCGACAACCAACTGTCCACTCCTCCTTTTAATTTTATCCAATATGTCAATGAACTCTTTTGTGGAGCAGGTAGGACTCGAACCTACAATAATACCATACTCATAACTTTCGTTACTTCGAGGAATCGAACCTCTTCCCCCAGCTTCATATGCTGGGTGCTTTACCATTTTACCACCGCCCCCTTATCTCTATACTTAAAGATACGATCTTTATTTGTATCTGACAACTTTTTCTATAAAAAAAACCCAAATCTTTTTATTTTGATTTGGGCTTCTTATGAAGTTTATATGTTATAATTTCTTATATCATCCCAAATCGGTGTTTTGTTTCGGTTCGTTATTATACGTAAAGCCCACAAGAACATCTCCACATAACGAATCCGACCATATACTAATGGCTCTCTGCGCTGTGTGATTTAGTTGTTGCATGTTTTGAACTGCTTTCATATTTGCTGTTATTGTATATATAAATATACTGACTTTTCCATTCCAAACCAACTATAAGTTGATTTATTTTTTAACTACCGTTCTTTTATTAATTTATCCTTTTAATAAATGTTTATTGTTTTCAATCTTTGAATCCAGTTTGTCTGCTCTGGAATCAATATAGCTAATGCTATCTTTGTGTAAATTATTTACTCGATCAATTTCTTGATCAATTCTACGATGTGCTGATTCATCATTTCTAGAGATCCAGTCTTCTAAATTTCGAATGTCTTTTTCATTTTGTTTTGCTAATTTTGCTGTTCTAAACGCTACCACAACTGTCCATACAAAGACACCCATACTAACCCCTAAAACAAATGCTAAAATTTGTTCCATAATTTTATAGTTTTTATTTCAAAGAACGGTAGTTTATTTTGTAGTCAGGACAGGATTCGAACCTGTATGAAGTTTACACCATTAAGGGACTTACACCCACCTATTAAGGCTTTCTTTAAGCGTCTACCATTCCGCCACCTGACTGTTTTCGCTAATGTTAAAAACTATTCAATCTTTCTAAAAAACATTAACTTCCTACTTACTGATATACTAGGCTCGGCCATCCCTTTAAATATAGTTTTACCTGAAACTTCAGTGAGTTGTTGATTGACCACTCCCACCTACTCAAGTAGTTTTTATTAGTACCCTCTTTCTTACCGCAGAGAACAGGCTGCGTGTTATGTCTTTTAATTTCTAGCAAGAGGAGGGCATGGACTCAGGCATAATGCTTTGTTACTGTTTATCGTAATCTGCAAATCTCTTTTCCCAAACTTTTCGAGCTTCAATTGGGTTCTTAATATATGCGTTAAGTTCTTTCATTGCTTCGTCTGTTGATGTGAATGGAACTGATTTACATCCTACTCTTACAATACATCCAATTGTTAAGAAGTCAATTGAGATTGCATAATCTTTTAATGCTTCTGAACGTGATGGTACATATTTCTCTAGAGACCCACATTGTTCAACTTGTATTACTCGTTCTTCGTTTTCGTACATAATTTTTACTTTTAAAGATTATTTAGTAACTGCTACTGAGTCTACTGCTACTGCTGTAGTGTCAACTGATACTGAATCAACTACTACTGTGGTTGAATCTGGAGTTGTTACTGAAGCTGGTGTTTCTACTTTCTTACAACTTACTGCTACTACTGCCATTAAGGCTACTGCTAAAAATACTTTTTTCATTTTCGTTTTTATTTAATTTTAATTTACTGTTTTAACAAATGGTAATGAACCTCCAGAATATGTACTTGGAAGATGTCCATTCCATTTTCTTATTGCTTGTTCCTGTAATAGCTGAGGAGTGATACCTGCACTTCTGATTTTATTTTGTTCAGCTTTTAGTACCTCTAACTCATTTCTTTTCTTTTGCTCAGCAATCTGTTGATCTAATACAGAAATGTTTGTATTTACTTCATTTCTATTATCAATCTTCTCTTTTACTTTAGCAGAGAAATCTAAGTTAAGGCTGAAACTAATTAACTGCAATCCTGATTTTTCAAATTCTGTAGATACTATATTTTGGACATACTGTTCAAACTTTAATGAACCACCATTAGCCATTAATTGATCTGTAGTATAGCTTCTAGATGCTTCTTTAATGATGTCATAAAT